CACAAAAAACGGGCATAAGCGCACAGTAACCCTAAGCACAAGCCTTGTAGCCGAAATCAAAGCCTTTGTCATAGCAAAAGCCCTATCAAAAGACGAACTAGTCTTCTCGAAGCACCTGATTGTAGATGAGGGTAGAATAAATGTCCCAAGCGAAAGCAAAGGGAAGCCCTACAAGGAAGGAAACAAGACCTTCCAACACGCCACAGCGTATTCATACAATGTCGGTGGGTGTAGGTGTAGTCAATGCAAGCAAGCGGTAAAGGAATACCGCAGTCAATACAGAAAGGACAAAGCGAAGGGCAAAGGTGAAAGCCTTAGCAGAAGCAAAAGCAATAGCAGAAGCAATAGCAGAAGCGAAAGCAATAGCAGAAGCGAAAGACATTTACCTCGTGACAGGTGGAGAACCACTTGGAACGAAGCCATAACCCAGTCAGGTATTGGTTGGTATCCCAAAACGCACGACCTTAGACACGCTAACGCCACCCTTCTTTTGAAGGGGGGAGTAGATGTTCACGAGGTCAAAGAGCGTTTAGGTCATCAGTCAATCACAACGACGGAAAGGTACTTACACCGAATCCGTCACCAGCAGTCAAAAGCAGCCGAGGTTGTCAATGACTATTTGGAGTGAAAGATGAAAGAACAAACGAAAGCAAGAGCAGGGTCTTTAGCAAAAACCTCTGCAAAAGTAATAGCAATAAGGAAAGACCAAGCAAAAGTAAGGCTAAAAGCCTTGGGTATAGGCGGCATTGTAATAATGTTGGCTAGTGGTTTTGTAGCAATCGGCACAACCGACGCTATAGCACCAACCAAAGCCGAAGCAATAACAACTCAACAGAGTAATCAAGTTCGCATACTTGCCAAGTATGTAAACTCCGACAGTTTGACTGACGCACAACTCATAGAGTTATTGAGCGCAGTTGGCTTCAAAGGTCAAGACCTAAAGGAAGCATGGGCTGTCGCAAAGAAAGAATCACATGGTAATCCGTTGTCGCACAATGGTAATCGCAAGACTGGGGATAACTCCTTTGGTCTATTCCAAGTAAACATGCTTGGTTCAATGGGTGCAGATAGACGAGATAAGTTCAATTTGGCTTCTAATGCTGAACTGTTCAACCCTGTGGTCAATGCCCAAATCGCTTATCACATGAGCGGTGGAGGTAAAGATTGGAGCGCATGGAAGGGAGTCAAAACCAAAGCAGTAAAGTTTTGGATGACAAAGTTCCCTTCTAAGCAAAAATCGTAGCCAAAGCAAAAGCAAAAGCCATAGCAATAACAGGTGCATAAAGGAAGCCCCATCAGAAATGGTGGGGCTTTCTCATTTATGGTAAAGTGAAAGCCTTAGCAGAAGGGAAAGCAATGGGAGCAAAGAAGAACCAACTAAAAATTGATGCTGCTTTAGCCGCAAGACAAGCAGCACACAAGGGCCCTGGGGGTAAGTTACCTGGCTCAAGAAACAAAAAGAAGACTGGATACCAAAAAGTATCATCTATAAAGAGTAAGTAAAAGAAGTCATAGCCCCGATAGCACATAACTATCGGGGTTTTTCTTTATCCTTTATACATGGCTAAAGCAACTTCAGATGAGATTTCCTACGCAACACGAGTAGGGGCAAAAAACGAACTTCCTAACGGCGATGTAACACATGTAAGCCGTCACCCTAATTCTAAAGACCATGTAATTCGAGTTCGTTCTCGTAAAGGCGTTGTCATGGAAGCAACAGTTCACCATGAACCTCTTGACGTAGTTACAATGCGCCAAAAGAAAGAAACGGGAGCAGCCAAAGCAAAAGCAGATAGAAGTGCCGCTAATCAAAAGGCTCAATTAGCAAAAAAGCGCTTACGCACTCCTCCGCCAAAGAACAAAAAGTAATTAAGAGTTATCTTTAATTAACTTTACTTCGCAAGCATCAGTTGTGCAGTAAGCCTCACCAATAGCATCCGCAGCCATACCTGCATAGACACCACCGAAGTCAATAGGGAACAACTTCATTGTGTAGTCCTCATACTCTTGAGCAGTAATCTGTGTGTAAGGCATCTGAGGATAGACATGGTTACCCATAGGCAAGAAAGAGATTGTCTTTAGTTGTCCGTCGTACATGTGAAGCACAGGTTCAATGTTCTCTGCTTCTTTCTCTGCGTCAAAGGTAACTGTTACTGATACAGAGTTATCTGACCAATAGCGTTGAGCCGCAGCAGCAAGTGCTACCTTTTCATAGATAGTCACATCTTTTTCTGCACGCTTTGCAGTAGTCTCCACAGGGAAGAACACAACGCTTGTAGTGTCAGGTGATTCAGCAGCAGGTTCAACTCTGTATTGCGCCATTGTGAATAGTGGAAGCATTGGGTCAGAGTTTGCAAAACGAATAGCACGAAGGAAGTGCTTACCACCTGATGCCCAGTGAACCCCAGGAGATTCACCAGCAAGGATTGAAACTGTTCCTGATGGCTTTACAGTTGTAGTTTTAATTGATTCACGAATGCCAAGCCATTCAGAGTAACTTACGTCGTAACCTTTAATGACTCTGTAGCCTTCATCCATCCAAGTACGAAGTTGTGACCAGCCATTGTTATCCGCAAAGTTTGCTACACCAGAGATTGAAGTTCCGATACGGCGGTTACGTTGCATGATGGCGTTAGTCTCTTGCCAGTGAGTAGGAATAAGAGTCACAGTCTTTGCGTAAAGATAAGCAAATTTAAGTGTTCTCTTGAAATCTTCTAATGAGTCATGGCGATTAAGGTAAGTTTCTACCAAAGTACAGCACTCGTATGATTCAAGTGATTGTTCTGCACAGGGGTTGTAACCTGCAATGCGCCAGTCTTTGTTGTTGATTGGGTCTGCAAGTCTTCCGTACTGACGAGACACATCCATCCAAATAACTCCAGGTTCACCGTTGCGAGCAATGCCGTCAATGATTGGTGACAAGTCTTGACCTACAGATACCTCAACAGAGTTATTAGACATCCACCCATGAGACATACGCTCAGGATACTTCTCATAGTTCTTTAGGTTGAGGAAGTCTTCATCTTCTAAGCGTCCCATAAGAAGTTCAGCAGAACGACGAACGTTGCCAGAGACAACACAAACGCCAATGACGTTGCCAATGTCTGCAATGTCACGACGAGTTAGTTTCTGACCAGCACGACTATCGAACATGCTTCTAATAAAATCGTGTAATTTCTCTAAAGGTTCGTGTCCTGCTGCGGTTCCACCAAAGGTTTTAATTGGCGTACCTGCTGGACGGATTTCTTGGTAATCAAATACTGGAGCCTTCGTATCTGGTTTGAGGTAGGCATTGATGAGGGTCGCAACTGATTCGACCCATCCTTCTCTAGTGTCTGGTATGACATAGGTGTCACCTGTTTGTGGTTCATAAATATTGAAATCCTTGTCTGCTCCCTTGTCGTCGAAGCCAACTCCGACGCCAAGCATTGATGCTTCCATTAGGAAGGCGAATGGTTTGGATGGGTCTGTCTTAGTCATAGAGCCTGTTGATACAAAAGCACAGTTCTGTAAAGCAGCACTGTTGCGCTGTTCATTAACAAGCGGAGTACCCATTACCCATAGTCCACGTCCAGGTGGAGTCCACTTCAAGTTGAAGAGACGGTCGAATGCTTCTTTAGCAGAGGCTGCTGCCTTGGCATCTGACCAAGGTAAGCGATTAAGTTTGGCGTGGTCTTTCTGAAGCGAGTACATACCGTTGATGACTCTCTGGCATACGTCCGTCCAAGTCTCCTTAGTACCATCTGCCTTCAGGCGAGAATAGGTACGAAGAAAGGTAATCTCTCCTACTGAATTTCCCCCAGCATCCCTATACCCAAATGGTGCCTTCTTTACCTTGTAGGACTCTACGAATTCGTTTGCTAGTTCAAAAGAGAACAACCCCATTTAACGACCACCATTTCTATTTAATTGAATATACCCCTCAATAGGAAGACCTATTGTGACGGAGGGAAACCTACCATGCACTTGTTAACTTCAAATACTTAGAACTGGATTTCGTGTGGCTAAACTTTCCTCCACCTTGCTCCACCCTGTTCCACTACACTCCACTTACTGTTATCAGATAACTTACTCTTCTATAGATTCAGAAATAATCCTTGTAACAGTATCTTCTCTAAGTGCTTCTGGAAGTTCTTTTAGGGCTTGGGCTCTGTCACCAAAGATAGCGGACAAGACTCCACCTGAAGATTGACGGCTTGCAGTAATCTGAATGAACTCTTTATTTTGGTCCATCTCATTAACATTGCCTACCAGTTTAAGGAGGCGGTCAATCTCTTGAGAAAGATTAGGGTCTGCGTATCCACCGTTCATTTCTTCAGCAAAACGCATAAAAGCAACTCTTTGGCCTTGCCTCTCAATGATTGTAGTCAAAAGAGATTTCAATTGTTCTTTAGTCTTTACCTCAACTGGGAGGTTAAAAGCACAGGTGTTGGCTGGTTTAAAGGCTGGACAATTAGCCGCAACAAAACACGTATCGCACTGTCGAAGGGATGTGTTCTGGTTGCTGATGACTGGAACGTCTTTTAGAACGTC